GATTCTGCTGCATTTTTCGAGCGCGTTCGATGTCGCCTAGCGCGCTGTCGATCACCCCAGTCTGATACTGGTTCATGTAGTCGTCTAGATTGGCATCTTTAAATTGAGCCGCGCCGATGCGCTCTGCATTGACATTATTTGCGGCGACTGTTTGTGGATTAATTTCACGGACATTTACAGCGTTTACGCCGCCAACATCTCTTGCAGTCACCCGCCCGGCGGCAACCGATCTAGGCGCTTGTATTTGTTGCGCATCCCTAGTCGATACTCCTGGGCCGAGTAACCCGAGAGGGCCGATGTCCCGGGAAGTTTGCTGCTGTTCTTGAATACGTCCGGGGGCATTGACTGTTGCCGAGTTAACGCGGTCAAAGCCGATATTCGTGTTAACGTTGCCTACATTAACGCCGCTTTCGCCGAACATTTCGTTTGCCGATCTGGCCCGGACATCCCCAGCATTTACGCCAGTATTTATACTGCCGACTCTTGCATCTCGGCCCAAAAATGTTGTGCCGATATCTCTAGCACCCACTGTTTCTTGACCGCCTGCCATGCCGCCACTAATATTTCCAACGCGGTTTTGAGGTCCAACGTATCCAGCTCGGACGTTTGAAGGTTGATATGCGCTAACACCTTGAGCAGCCTGTATAGCTTGCCGCATCTGATCTTGACCAATCCCTGCTCTAGAAGCGTCCAAGGTTGCCTGCATTCCCTGCTGCTGGAAAGGACTCATCGGCGCCACAGTCGCGTTCTGGTAAGGATTGTAGGGCGTTCGAGACAGGGCTTGACCTGTCCGGAATACGTTCATCAACGCTCCCTTGATCTGGGGATCCATTGACTGACCGCTTTCCTGCTTAGATTTACCAAAGCTCATTAGTAATATCCTCCAAAATTAAACATAGGTGGCGCATACATCGTTGCCCTTGCGTTTTGATCGTACCCGCCAAACCCTGCATTAGAGGCCGCGTCAAGAATCGGCATTTGCATCTGCTGCGCCGGCGCTGGGGCTGCATATTGTTGGAAATTGTTTTGATATATAGGTTGATAATTGCCAAACGTCGATTGCGTAACCGCATTGGCAATATCGTTCATGTTGTAATTGTTGAAATCAGTACCAGGTTCTAAGCCGATGGGGAGTCCAGTGTTTCCGCCCTGCCCCCCTCTTGGGCCGGTTCCAGGATTCGGTGCTGGAGCAGGACTAGGCATCGGTGTCGGTTCATAAATCGGTGGCTGATAAGGCTGATAATTGCTTCCGCCGGCAGGATATTGATTGTAGTAACCTGGCATTGGCTGCATGACATTCTGCGAAGATCCGTAAACGTCCATCATCGGGTTGTAGCGCGTTGGAGGCAATTGAGGCTGCGGATTGTAATAACCCGTCCCGTATTGATTTCCTCCGTTATATCCGCCGCCATATCCTCCGTTATATCCGCCGCCAACAGGAGTGACCGATCCGCCTTTGCCGCCGCCTCCGCCACCTTTACTTGTTGCCATCTTCAATCTCCTTGTACATGCTCACATGGCTTACTTCGTAGCCGATATCATCGAGCGCTTTTATCCATCCTTTGCGTCCGGACAACGTAATAAATTTGGCATCTAATGCTCGGCCAAATTCTTGAAAGGTTTCATCCATATCTTTTATTTCCATCAAGTCGCCTGCTGCCAAAAAGATATGAATAGCTCTAGCCCGCGGATAGCAAACCACCTCGGTTACAACACAGCTTTTTTCTGCGGGCCAAAAGTGCATACGACCCTCATTAACAGCCTCGACGATATCTTCAAACAAGTGCGTGCCGCCGGCAAACTCAAGCGCACGTTCGAGCATCATGCGATACGGCAGCATCGCTTCTAGCGTGCTGGGCGCCGCTAATGCTTCTTTTGCATTCATAATGCTGTTGCCCCCAGGTTCCCCGAGTTATCGACTGTGATGCTGTAGCGAGCGCCGTTTGGCGCCCTTAGAATTAGACGAGCCGCGCCAACCTCAACATCTTGGTTTTTCTTGTGGTTAAGGCCATCCGCCTGCTCGATCAACAAATTAGTGTTGCTGAAAGTAATCTCGTCATATCGTTGTGGAGCCGTCGGTAAAATCATCTAGCGCTACCTGGTACAACGTCCAATCGCATCACGCCGACTCGCCAATCTGTTTGCCGCTCGCCTGTTACGCGCATGCTAATTTGCCGACCTTGAAATCGTACGGATGTTGGGTTCGCGAGCGTGTAAGGCCCATGCTCAGTCTCAGCGGCATTCGGGTAGCTTCTTGTTTTAAACGTTGCAGTGACACTGCCTTGCGTCTTCTCGTCAGGAATCAAATTTTTGGCGACGGCTACTCGATCACCTTGCCCGATTTCGACCGGGCCGCTCTCTGCGAAAACTGTCGCATTGTCGTAATCGAAGCCGACCTCATGCTCATAAACATAGCCATCTGAGCCTACGTAATTTGGAAAAATAAACTCACCGACATCTACACCCGCAGTCCTAACTAAAGTCCCGACCGTCCAGAATTTTTCCTTGTAGTTGTATGTGACATAGCTGTCATTTTCGATACTGTCATTGCTGGGATAAAACCAGACGACCTCTGAAAACTTGCTGTTGAGCACACCGTAAATTTTCGAACGCTGCGCTTCGTTCAAATTGTTGAAGACGAAATCACCTACCGTGCTGGGCAGGCTTCTGACGCCGCCGTCGTACACGAAGAAAGCGTTTTTCCCCATCCAAATTGCGAAGCTGTCTGCTTTTACGCAGGCGTTGCTTGAGGCAATACCGCAACCTGTGCCGACTCTCTGAAAACCGAACACGAAGGGTGGCCCTTGGTATCGAGCAACGTGCGCATCTGTCGTTGTTAGTATTAGCGTCTCGCCGCGCAGTTGTTCTGCCGCGATAATGTTGCCGCTTGTGGTGAGCGTGAATCCGCCAGCCTGGTTGGTCGCTGTTGCCGCCCAAACATTATTGTTTTCTTGATCGCACCATTCTACTCGGTCGCCTTCGCCGCCGGCGCCCAGCGCGAAAACGAATCTTTCATCCGTGGTGATGATGGCTGTGTTGTCAATTGGCGCGTTGCTTAATACTGCTGCTGCGGTGCCGGTGTTACTTGTCCACTGATAAATCTTGCCGTCAGAGCTGGAACATCCGATTGCGTATTCGCCCCAGGTATCGATCGACCAAGTGGTTGCAGGCACATACGGCCCGGTGTCTGGACGAGTCGTTCCCCATGAGCTCAAGCCCCAGGTTAATCCGCCCCACCCTAAATTCTGTACCGCGTTGTCAGCGCCCGCTGTAAAGCCAGCTGGAGTAATGTCGTGCAGAAGATTCGACTCGTCGATTGCATAAAGCTTACTGCTCGTACCGGCAACCGTTCTTCTGTTGTCGCTGTTGTCGCGATAGCTAATAATCTTTCTGCAAGCGCCGGTCATGGCTACGGATGTGCGCTTACGCCAACCGCCTATCGGCTGAAGGCTGCCTTCGTACCAGCGTATCAAATTGGAGTCGTTCCAGACGCCACTTTGCTGGTAGTCAGTGCCGTTCTTATGTACGCCAGGCGGTATTCTTAAAGCCATTAATCCCATTTAGTAACTCCAGATTGCCGGCGCAGGAAAACCATGCGCTTTGTCCAGGTGAATGAATCGCCCAGATCCTTTTTGCTGCACGCCTACTCTTTTGAATCCTGAGTCTAAAGCCGCGTGAATAACTTTTAGCGCTTGCTCGCCGGTCACTGCCACATCTACTGCACGCCCAGTATTGTGTGATCCTGGCTTATCTTTGCGCGCCTCAATAGGATGCTCGCTGCACCTGTAGGCCGACGAAATAATGAGCGGAAAACCTACCCGCTCTCTCAAGGAATCTATTTCGCGCGCGAAATCCCAGTCCATACCAGACAACGATCCGCAATGCTGGCATCTAAATTCATCCTCGTGAAAAAATTTCATTTTCTTAGGCTCATAAGTTTGTCCGCGCCTCGAATGCCAAAGCTGGCGCTTATTGCTAAGAACAGAAGATACGTGTACCAGTCATCTAACTCAGACATAACTTGAAAACCTAACCGGACACGTTCAATGACATCAGTGTTGTCGGTCATAACGCCCCAGAAAATCGCGAGCAAGGGCAGCGCTAAAACACATGTCCAAAACTCGTCTTTCCAAGACATGCTGGAAGCATTTGCCATCTTGGATTCCCAATCAGAGTTGTTCTGAATGACCTGGAGTTTGGCCTGATGCTTGGCCTGTTTCTCCTCAGCTTTGTTATTCAACCATCCGCCGACCAGATTAGTAATAGGGCCGATCAGTGCTTGCATCATTTGCGGATCAACTCGTTAATGGCCTTCCACGCCTCAATCATCTTGGCTTCTAAAACTTCTAAACGGTTCAGGATCTTGCCAATCGTTAGCACAAGTACAAATATGCCAGCAGCAATGGGCCAGCCTGAGACAAGAACCTCCCATGTTTCCATCAGGCATCTCTGTTAACGAACTTCTGAACAGTGTCGCTTTCCCAAATACGCAACGCCAGCCAGATGATCGTGAATAGACTCGCTACCGCAGGAAGCCAACCAGCCAAGGTAGCGACTGTGCCGCCGACCGCCAATGAATCCATAACTGTCTTGGCTTCCTCTTGCATATTGAAATACCTATTTTGGTTCGAGCTTTAGCCCTTTTTAATTACCCTAGCTCCGGCCGGGTTTCTGGGAAGTCTGCTGTAGCAGGCCAGTCGCGCAGTGCTTGGCGATACGTCATGTAGGCAGCGCGTTGTGGGTGGTCAGTTAAAGGCACGATGTAATCAGTAGAGGACAGCTCTGAGTCTCTCCACGCTTTAGCTTGCATTTCAGCGAATTCTTGGTCTGTGAATGTCGGAAGTGGGTGGTACTCACCAAACCAAACCCTATCACCTTCGACAAACCTTGCGTGTTCACCGACAGAAGGTAAACGCTCTGGCGAAATTGCTGTGTCAGTTTCTAAGTTCCATGCAGTAATATTCATTCTTTGTCTATCCCCACCATTGTGTAAGTAATTACTCCGGCTTTCGCTTGATACCAACCCGTCATCCATGTTCCTGCCGAACCTTGAAGAACCTCAACTTTTAAAGACGTTTGATACTGTAAATAATGTCCTTGTTGAATAGCTTTGTTTTTGTCTGTAATACCAATACTGCTGTTCCACGGGGGTTCGTACTGTATTCCGGTATAGTAAGGGCCGCTATCCTGATAAACACTGGTATCGCTTGAGCCAAACATAAAGCCGTAATATTGAACTGTAGGTGGCAGAACGTAAGTTGTAGCAACTCCGTCAACGGTAATTCTGCAAGAGTATTCTCCGGCGGTATGTCTAGGAAATATAATATGCGTACAATATCCCCCGCCGCTAGTTTGATTATAAATTGTAGTCCAAGGAGTTCCGGAAACTTGCGTTTGGGTTAAGGTGCCGCCGTCATAGGAGATATAAGCTAAGTGAGTCCAGAAAGGGGCGACTTCACTAGAGTATAGATTAGCACCACGACCTAGGTTTAGATTACCTCTTGCCAGTGGTAGTGCTAATCTAGGTCCACCGCCGCCACCACCACTGCTTATGAAATCTGTAAAATTACTCATGACATCACCCACCCTTGCGTTGCGTCTGTAAATATAAATTGAATTGAGAGATATGCTGCATCCATAGTGAAGTCACTCGCACTGCTCATTATGTTGCTGCCGTTTCGCGCTACCACTGTGTCGGTAAAATTACCAACCGTAATCAGGACTCTTTGTCCTATGGCCGGTGACGCAGGAAGCGTAATGGTCTGTGTAGCCGCACTTACATAGACGTGCGTGTTGACGGTAGCCGTGAGTGACGTAGCTGTAACGACAGAAGTAATACCTACTGAAATCGGCTCTGAAGCTATCTTGGCCGCTGTTACTGCATCATCAGATATTGAAGCTGTTACT